TTTGTGGAAAAATTTCTACTGTAAAATTAAAATAAATTACTTGACTTCTTTTTTGTTCACGATCCACTGCCCGGGGATCACGGTCAAGCGACCACAGTCGGAGTCGTCTAGGACTTTCTTTATTTCTTCTTCAGGTAATCCTTTTAACAATCTCGGATCTAGGTCGCCTGCTAAAATTATATAGTCTTCTGTTTCGTCGATGACATAACCAACGGAGTTAACAGGTTTGGGCCGCATCTTTAAAGCGTCTTCAATACTGTGCCAACCCGCACTTTCTTCGTAGGCGTCTAGCCATTTGACTTCATACAGTTTTGACCGGGGACTAGCTTCAAGCTGTCCGCTATCTCGTTGCTTCGGTCGTTTTTTATCTGAGAGAACCATCCCTCAACCCCTTTACAGATGTTATATGTTTTAAGTCCATGATGCGCAAATCCATCTAAAGCAGCTTGCTTTACAGACTCCAAAGATACATCATCTCCGACCATCATGCCACCATCCTTTACCTTGGGCCACCAATTAATAATGTCGTCTTTCACTACTTCGTAGGTATGCGCCCCGTCTACGATGACCCCAAATACAGAGCCATCATCAAAAGAATTAAGAATATTGGCGTTATCGGATTTGTTAACATTAACTATGCACCTTTCTGCTTTGATATGATCATCTAAATTCCTGCAGAAATCGTCCCACAGGGGGTTTAAATCCACGTTGGCATGTTCCATACCCGAACCTTCAAAAGTATCTATCACATGCACCTTTACGTCGTGTTTTCCACTCAATTCTAAGGCGTCACAGAGAAATCTTGTCGATCTTCCGGCAAAGCACCCTATTTCGACGATATCATCTCCGTCTTCACAGTATTTCACCAAGTTCATCATAGCGTCGTGCATGTTAAACCAACCTGGTATGTCTAAGTATTTATACATTGTCTTTCCTTTCGCATATTTGTAAAATAATTATTGCCCAGCATTTTAGCTGCAAGCTCTCTTGCTCTTTTCCGTTTAGCTTCTTGTTTCTTCAGTCTAACAGAATATCTTCTGTCACTGTAATCATAGATTGGATGTTTAACTCCCATTTTATTTACTCCTAAAGTTATATGTTCTTGGTGGTCGTAGACCATTCAGGGATTGATGAGCATACACTCCATTAATCCCTTTGCGTATCTGGTCCAGGGCATGATTGTAAGCTCTGCGTTTCTCGTCGGTATCCCGCAGTCCTTTATTTTTGTATTCATGTAGAAACATCTGCAAATAGAATAAAGATTTCTGGTTCATCTCAAGAGGAAACAATTTTCCATGTCTACCGTACCTCATCCTTCTTCCTCCACTTTTGTATTATTTGTTCTCCTGTTGAATCATCTATGTAATAAATCCAATCACCGATAGTGATATAACAACAGTCTTTGGCCCTGATATCAACGACCATTTTTGATTATCCTTTCTAACTTGTTAAGTTTTTGAATAAGGTTTTCTTTCTTGTTTTCTTGTGATTGGGGCACGAACCACGGAACACGGAGCCACCCATGTTCTGTTAATAGTCTTTTTGTTATGTGATCAAATTTATAGTTCATTTTATTTCTCCTTTTCTTCTTTAACGACTGTTCGTTCGATAAATTTAAGAGTAGGCATTACGATATGTTCGTATTCAATGCCCATTCTTTCTGCCAAATCCACCAATGTATGAATGGTTATCGGATAAGGCAATCTTGCTATAAAAGAATCTTCTTTTATAACTTTGCGTTTTTTAGGTTTCTTAAATTCAATTACTTTCTCCATAAAATCCTTTCTATTGAGGACGAAACAATTCTTGATAGGTGAAGTGGCTCTTTTCTTCATCACTGCTAAAAACTACATTGACCTGATGGTCTTCGTTTTTTTTGATGTAGTCTTGCATGGAAGATAAGATCTTATCTTTATCCCCTATAAAGTTGCAGGAATATTCCTTCCCTTCATTCGTTTTTACGTTAATTGTTATGTCCATGCTTTCTATGGGAGAATATACAGGAATAATAGACCATGGTCAATGGAAAAGTAAATATAAAGGAGGGAATAAGTGTGATTGTGAAAGGATAGGCAATCACGAACCACTGACCATGGAAAGAATAGTTTACTATAAGAGAACCATACACACAAAATAAAAAATAAAAAAAAAAATAATCTCAAAATTCATTCTCTCTGTTCTCTCTAGTCAATTTATATAGTATATTCAGTAAGTTATTACAAATCCTTTGTTCTCTCAACCATTCTTCAAGAGAACAACTTATTCTCTCTAACCATAGACAGAGGCAAGGAAGTCAAATGTTGTTTACTTTTTTAGTAAAATTTGTATAGAATGTTCCTTATAAGGAATTAACTATGAAATTAAGACAACCTGGAGATCCTGTGGCACTAACAAAAGAATTAGCGGAAATGAGGGACGGGCTTACAGGAAAACAAGCCTCTTTTGCTGAACATTATGTTGCTCAAGAAAATAGAAAAACAGCAAGAGAATGTGCTATTCTTGCAGGATATCCTGAGAAATCATCAAGGGCTAAAGCTTCTCAGCTTCAAAACCCTAAGCTATTTCCTAAAGTTCATGCTTATATCAGAGCTCTTCAAGAAGATTTATGGAATAAATACAAGATATCCCCTGCTACACACATGAGAAGATTACATGAGTTAGGTTTAAGGGCTGAAAATCCTAGTTCAAAAGACGTTGAACAGTTTGATATGAAGCCTGATTTAAAGACCGCTTTAATGGCAGAGATTAGTCGAGGTAAGGCCGCCGGATTTTATGATAAGAAAGATAAGGTTAAAGATAAAACTATTGACAATCTATCTTTAGATGAGGTGACAGATCTATTAGATAAGATGAGAAAGAACGTTATCATTGATCAAATCCCTACTACTGTGGAGGAAAATGGATCCCAGACAATACAAAGCGACGATCAGTCAGAACAAAGCGATCAACAAGTTCCTTGAAGAAGGATACCTAGTTTTTGTTAATGTCTGTGAACAAGGCCCTATTGATATTATTGTTGTTAATTCAAAGAATGGTAGAACTCATTTCCTTGATATCAAAACATCAAAAGGAAACACAATTACTAAAGGAAAAAATGTAGGTGGTTCGGGGGCTAAACTTAAACCAAATCAAAAAGAACTCGGTGTCAGACTCTGCCTTGTCGAAGGAGACGAAATTCGCATTGTTGAAAAAAGAGAAACAATCAATCAAAGACAAAGAAAAGAAAAAAGGTTCCTCAATAAAGCGAGGAAGGGAATCAACCTTTTGGAAGAATATTAAAGAGATAACCCCAAACATTTATTGGACTAGAATTGAAACATACGGGACACCTGGAATTCCCGATCTTTTGGGCGTGTGCATGCATGAGCCTAAGAATATTTCTTTTTGGTGTGAGCTGAAGATTGCAAAAGGTCATCAATTATTACTTTCCCCTTTTCAGATATCCTGGAATGTAAAAAGGTTTTCATTGTGTCAAGACAATTTTATTATGGCTAAGATTCCAGAAACAAGAGAGGTGTGCTTGTGGTCGGGATCGCTTGCGCGTGAGCTCGCTGTAAACTATACAGAAGTAGAACCCTTGTTCGTGGTTAAACAGCCCTACAAAGACGCACTTGAGCCTGCTATAAAATCAGTGCTTGTGAACGATCTCAAAATTTAGGTATGTAATACTCTCCAGCCCGAATCTTATTTTGGTAATGGATTATTACTTTCCAGAGCTTCTGCTGTTCCTCTTTTTATTTCCTTCCAGGTTTCCATTTCTAATTTAGTGACTAAGTTTTGTATAGGTTCTATATCTTCTTGTTTAATATCTTCTAAATCATCTAAAAGACAAGCTACTGATATACTTAACTCATAAAGTATTTCTTCTTTATTTAATCCTAAATCTTCTAGTGAAGATTCTATTATTTCTTTAGTCATTTTCATTCTCCATTTCTTCGTAGTAAATAAAAATATTATCTTCCACGTATCCTTTTTCTTCTTTCTCAAGTTTATCTATTTCTTCTTTCTTTAACCCACTTAATAAAGCCCAATTAGTATGACCTACTTGTGCATATACATAGTCATCAATATGATCTGATAAATCTCTACTCATTTATTTCTCGCTTTCTTGTATGTTTTCTATTTCGTTTTCATCTAGAGCAATACCATATTCTTCTTGATACTGATCTATGATTAATTGTTTATATTCTTCTATATTGTTTGCTTCTCTGTTGTTGCCAACAAAATGAAGTTTTATCTCGCAAGTATATTCTTTAGTCATTTTCATTCTCCATTTCTTCTTCTACTGTTGTTTCTACAAGCCCTGCCCATTCCTGCCAATCATGTGCTTCGCTATATCCTTCCC